TTATGATTTTAATGAAGAACAATCACAAACTGTGATTAACTTCATGTGGGACAATCATACTAAATTGCGTGAAGTGTCCTTGCGTATGTGTTTGAAGATTGCAGACTTGGTTAAGATCAGTCCCGGCAACTGGCAGAATCTTGCTAAGACAACTTGTATGAAAGCATAACCCCTGCAGTGTGCGTAACGGCAATGACAATAAGTCCGTTTCGATAAGAGTTTTTCGTTCCTTTCTTTAAGTACTTTTGGGAGACTTCGGTCTCCCCCTTTTTTATTGATTTTTTGTTTTATTTGTTATATAATTGTTGAATGATTGAATTGAATAATAAAGAACAACTTATATATTATATGGTTGCCAACTTAAGATTAAGTAGGTATGATATTCGTTTCCTTCAGAACCTTGAAAAAATTAGCTCGGTTAAAAAACGTATTACAAGTAATCAAGTAGAATTGGTTGACAAACTTATAGAAAAATATGAACGGCAATTTGTTAAAAATCAAATGTTCGTTAAGGAGTTATCTAAACTTCCTTGGAAAACACTTGTAGTAGAAACCACAGATGAATATACCTCTGCTCATATAGGTATTCTTAATGATAATATCATATTAAAAACACCTTATAATAAAACATTTATTACTGCATTTAGATCACTTAGTGAATCTAGTTTTGTATGGGATAACATTAATAAATATTATATTGCTGATTTAAGCACGTTCTCGTTAAAACTAGCTAGTAACATGGTAACAAAGTTTTTCAATGAGGTTAGATATAGTGATAATGTTAAAAAATTATTAGACCAGTTAACTTATTACAAAGATGTAAAATATTGGACACCTACATTGGTATGTACAAATGGCAATTATATAATTGCTTGTACTAATAAAGCACTGGATGAATCTATTAAACATATCACTTTAAATACTGAATTAAATACATTAGCTGAATTAGTAAGATACGGTATAATGATTGATGATAGTATTATGCATACCGATGAAGAAAGATTTGCTGGATCGTATAATCCTAAAGTAGAACTAAACAACATATGTGACATTGTGCCTTGGCTACAGAATATCAAATGTGATTATGTTTCAGTATCAGGTATAGGATTGTCAACTAATTTAAAGTTTAAAGATAGCTTAAAACAATCACTAGAAAAAGCAGGTATACAGTACAACGATGCCGGACGAGTTATAACACACACTAATTTAAGCAAGTATAAATTCCCGGTCATTGTAAAATTTAAATTAATAGCTGATGATTATGTAAATGTAGCAAAAGTAATCAATGTGGTAAATAGTCAACCAATCAATTTGGAAAAGAATGAAACAATGTAAAATAATCGTCAAAGACGAAGTGAATGTAAAGATAGAGGGACTTGAACTATCAGAGCGTAAAGCACTGATGAAAATGTTTGAGTATGAAATACCCGGAGCACGGTATCTACCTGCAGTAAGGCTAGGTAGATGGAATGGCAAAGTTAGCTATTTCAGTTTAGCGGGCAGTACCTACATTAACTTGTTGCCTGAAATACTTCCCTACCTAGACAATGCAGGATATGATATTGAATTAGAAGATTTGAGGGATTACTCAACAACCTTTACTTTTGACAAAGTGTCCGAGGATACATTTAAAAATAAAAACTGGCCTAAAGGTCATCCAAAAGAAGGTGAGCCGGTCGTATTACGTGACTATCAAATTGAACTCGTAAACAACTTTTTAGAGAACCCGCAATCATTACAAGAGATTGCTACAGGGGCAGGTAAGACACTAATGACTGCGGCACTAAGTTATACTATAGAAAAGTATGGTCGTAGTATTGTTATTGTTCCAAATAAGTCACTAGTAACGCAAACAGAAGCAGATTACATTAATCTAGGATTAGATGTTGGTGTATACTTTGGTGATCGTAAAGAGTTTGGTAAGACACACACGATCTGTACTTGGCAAAGCCTTAACAACATGCTTAAGAAAACAAAAGCAGGTGAAGCAGAAGTAGATATCGGAGACTTCATTGAAGGTGTTGTTTGTGTAATGGTTGATGAAGTGCATATGGCAAAAGCAGACGCACTAAAAACATTGCTTACTGGTGTGTTTGCTAAAGTGCCCATTCGGTGGGGACTAACAGGAACTATTCCTAAAGCAAAGTTTGAAGCACAAAGCATCTATGTAAGTTTGGGCAATGTTATTGGTAAACTAAGTGCAAGTGAATTACAGGATCAGGGTGTATTAGCACGTTGCTATGTTAACATTATGCAATTACAAGATGGTAAAGAGTTTACTAACTATCAAAGCGAACTAAAGCACTTGTTAGAAGATAGCGAAAGATTAGATAAGATAGCTAGTTTAATCAGTGGAATAAATGATACCGGTAACACATTGATTCTAGTAGATAGAGTTAATGCAGGAAAAGAAATTGTTAGTAGATTGCCCGGTAGTGTGTTTGTTAGTGGTGCTACTAATATGAATGAACGTAAGGAAGAATATGATGAAGTTGCGACTAGCACTAATAAGATTATTGTAGCTACTTATGGCGTGGCAGCTGTTGGTATTAATATTCCCCGTATTTTTAATCTTGTTCTCATAGAACCAGGAAAAAGCTTTGTTCGGGTTATTCAAAGTATTGGGCGTGGTATACGTAAAGCTGAAGATAAAGACCATGTACAAATCTACGACATAACAAGTAGTTGTAAATTTGCCAAACGACATTTAACCCAACGTAAGGCATTTTATAAAGAAGCAAACTACCCGTTTGATGTAGAAAAGTTGACATACAGATAAGAAAGTGATATAATAACAATATGAGAATTTTAACATTAGATAACGAGTTTTATAACCTAGAAACACTACCCGAAGAAATTGATGACCTTCGCTTTGCTATACTAGATAACAGTAATCCACAAAATGTAGATTATCATTACATCCCATTAATCTTTTTGGAATCATTTAACAGTCCTGCACTCGTACTAAAGATAGGTAATCAAACAGTTAAAATGCCAGTTGATTGGCAAATACTAATCGGCGAACAAGAACATGGTGATTTAGAAACATTACCACTAACTAGTATCAATGATAGAGGCTTCAATGCGTTTGAGTTTAATCCACTAACTAGTTTTAGCCCAAGTTTTGTACCGATTGAGATTGTAGATATATATCACGATGTAACCTGGTATGCCCCTAGATTGAAGAACGGACAATTCTTATGTGTACCAATTGAAGATGGACCTAAACCTCGTTGTGTATACTTTGTAAAAGAGATTAGTCGTAATTGTGAGATTGTAGATTATAGTCAGGCATTCTAATGGCAACTAAAAAGAGTACTCCCGTTGATGAGAAGTTTGAAGCGCAAGACTTTAACTTGTTTGATGCATTATTGGCTATGGACAAGAAAAACTATGAGTATTATGATAGGTTAACAGAAGAACAACAAAAGAAGTTTGTTCCCTATATGATGACACATTGGATGAGTGCTATCAAAGGTTCAGGAGATGTTCAAGGTTATTACTTGCGTAGCGTAGATTATCATGCTAATAAGTATCTATTCAATGAATATGTGCAGAAGCATCCTAAACTACAATGGTATATGTTGTGTGCTAGTAGTCCCGGATTAGGCAAACAATTTCATCAATGGATACCTCATTTAGGAAGTAAAGTAACATCATTAAAAGAACCTGCTAAAACTAAAGATATTAAAGAATATTACACTAAGATTTATCCTAAAGTAGATAGTGATGATATTGATGAAATAGCTAAAGCTTTCGTACAAGAACATAAACGTAAATGCTATCTAGCAGAAACATATCCGAACTTAAAACAATCTGATATAGAAGTTCTTAGTCAATTGGTTACAGAAGAAGATATTAAGCAATATGAAAAAGATCGAGGAAACTAAATCACTATATGGATGTGAGTTTTGTAAAGCTACGTTCCAACGTGAAAGTACTATACTCAAACACATATGTGAACCTAAACGTAGATGGTTAGAACGTGACCGTCAAGGTAATCGTGTAGGTTTCCAAGCTTGGCTTCAGTTCTATAAGAAAAACACCTCAGGTACAAAGAATCGTACATATGAAGAATTCATTAAGAATCCGTACTATCTTGCGTTCATTAAGTTTGGTCTATATTGTGTAGAGATTAAGTGTATAAATGTTAGTAGATTTAGTGATTGGTTATTGAAAAATTCAATACGTATTGACAACTGGAGACAAGATAGTAATTACACAAAGTTCTTGTGCGAATATTTGCGTATTGAAGATCCGTTGGATGCAATACATCGTAGTATTGAAATCACTATAGAAAAAGCAGAAGCAGAGAAGATTCAAAGTAGAGATTATTTACGTTACGGCAATCCAAACAATATATGTTATGAGATTGCTAGAGGAAGAATTAGTCCATGGATGTTATATCAAAGTGATAGTGGTGTACAATTCTTAAGTACATTACGTGATGACCAGCAGAAGATGATTATGGACTACATTAATCCAGAGCAATGGGCTATTAAGTTTAAGCGTGATCCTGCGAATGTTAAACAAGTTAAGGAATTATTAAATGCCGGCGGGTACTAGAGTTCGTATATTATGGCAAACAAATCACAAACATCCTATATGGAATGAACTTTGTGCAAGGGCTGTGGAAAAGTTTGGCTTGCCGGGTGATAAGTTTGAAACACATGTGACCGAAGATTACATGGATTTCTACTTTAAAGATGAACGTGATGCCATTATATTTGAGTTGACCTGTGGCTGACGTTATACTATACATTACTGCCAAAAGAACTATGGAGATAGGTCAGGAGTTAAGGACAATGGGTTATATTCAGGGTGTTGATTTTGATTATGCTTACTACCAAGAAAAATATGATAACTTTAGTCATGATCCTATTGTAAAACGACATGCAAGGTTTACTTTTTACGATGATAGTAATGCTAGTTACTTTGCACTAAGATGGCTATGATTATTGAACATTATGATTATAATGTTGGATGGGAAAATACCAAACCCGGATGGTACGAATGTACGGTTCGTGCCAAACGTTTTGACAAAATTAATGAAATAATTAAATGGTTAGAAATTAATATAGGCAAATATGAAAGACATTGCAGATGGGGTGTAACTGATGATGACTCCATCAGTTTTAAGTTTAGGTATGAGAGAGATTATATTATGTTTACGTTGAGGTGGAGTTGATGGCAACAATACCTAACATACAAGATTATGATGATGATGACCCAAATATAGATCAACGAAGAAATCGGTGGAATTATTGGGAAGCATTAAAGAAAGTGCGTAAAGAATATATGGCACAGAACAAAGAATTTGACGCATATGATTTTGAAGATTACCTATTAGGACAATATGGATTAAGAATGAACATAGTTAATGGTAACATAACAGATGGTTATGAAATTGTTGACGAAAAGAAGTACCTAATATTTTTATTAAAATTTCAATGAACAATACTCCCTTTCCCATAACCACTGTACAAAACAATAAATTTCTAGTATCATGGCCTAGATGGCAGAATATTAAACACTTTCATACAAAGAAAAAACTATTGGCTGTATTGTTTGCTGATATTGGTAGTGAAGAAGTTGGTATCGCAATAATGGCAGGGGTACTAAGTGGTGGAGAAGTAGATATCATGTGGATTACAATGCACACCTGGGCACAAGATGTTAACGGAGACTATGCTAGATACCTAGAAGATATGTATGATATTAAAGGTGTAGCATTTAATAATGAAGATGAAGCAATACAGTTTCAGGATTATTTAGAGAAGAAATATATTTGGAAAACATTACAGGCATAATATGGCAATGTTAAAGAATACGGGCACATTCAGTCAATTACCCTACATTGAAGAAACCAAATGTTTGGATGAA